TAATATGGGATATACCGTCGTTTACGGTAAAAGACAAAACACCTGATTGGAAGGTTCAAACTAACTATTGGAATGTAGAAGATACACAGCAGTGGAGAACTGAAGACACTGATAATTTCTTTTACGAAATAGAGGAGAAAAAAAATGATTGATAAAATAAAAAATAAAGCAAAACACTATTGGATGAACCATAAGGTTGAATCTATTGTGTTTGTAGTTTTAGTAATAGCTTTAATTATTAAGTAATGAATTTAGCAGATCTGTTAAAGAAAAATATAGTAATGGTTCCTGTTGTAGCGTCAGTGCTAGTTGGAACATTCACAGGTGTAAAATACATCGTTAACTTAACAGATACTATCAATGCAAACCAAGCAGAGATACATGAATTAAAAACCATGGAGCTAGAAAATATAAATAGAGATATAAAAATATTAACAGATAGCGTAAATACTGTTATTGCAAAACTAGAAAGAGCAGAAGGCACATGGGACATGGCTGAAAACTTATACGAAGTCCTAGCAGATAAAGTTAGACAGATGGAATACGACATCAAAGATTTAAACAGAGAGATAAATTATTAGGATGAACTATGGAGATTGCCAGGATGAATTACAAATTTACAGCAATACTTATAGCATTACTGTGTTTCATGGCTTTGTTCATGGACCCTGCATATCCTAGAAACGAATATCTTAACGACGGCAATGCTAGATGTGGAGAGTTTGAAACAAGAATAGAAGCAGAAGACAGAGAAACAGATTATACTTATGGTGATTCAGATTATGAATCTGATAATTATAGATTAAGTTTTACATATAGAAAGTATTTAGGAACAGACTGTAAAACATCAAAAGAAAATGCACAATTAAAACAACAATTAGAGTTGATGAAAATGTGCAACAAAGTAAATAGAAACCCAAGTCTCTCACAAAATAAAAATTTCGCATTGTTAGTATCTAAATGTAGAGGTGTTGTACCTGAGATAGATGAAGTAGAAACTATGCCCACAGGTAGTCTTTGGGATGAATTGAAAGATGATTATATCAAGGCTAATCCAGATTCTAAAAGCATGGACAATAATAACAGCACGTTGAAAATGCCTCCAGAAGAGTATATACTGCCATTACCAAAACCAAAAGATGACTAAACCATTAAAAATTTCTGAACAAGCTGCTGTGCAAATGCCTATGAAGACGGTTGCTAGCCTGATCGCGCTCGTTGCAATCGGCACGTGGGCTTATTTCGGACTGCACGAAACGCTTAATGCACACTCAACAAAGATAGAGTTGATGCAAAAAGATTTAGAACAAAACTCAGAGTTTAGAATTAAATATCCACGTGGAGAACTTGGTCAGTCAAGTGGGGAAGCAGAACTTTTTATGCTAGTAGAACACATGTCAGGATTGATTGAGTCTATGGATGAAGAACTAAAGGGTATGAGAAATAATAAAATTAATATAGATTTTTTAAAAGAACAAGTATCAAAACTACAGGTTGATGTAGAGAAATTAATTAGAAATGGTAATGGAGAACACTAATGGTAGAATTAGTTTTTGCACTTTTACTTTTGCAGGATCACAAAATTGTAGAACATCGTTACCACGAGTCGTTATCAAAATGTCTCAAGGCCAAGCGTTATGCTATGAAAGACAGAACTACTAAAGATAGAGTCGTTTTTAAATGTATACAATCTAAGGCAAATGTAGAAGTATACATGGGAGAAAAGAAAATAACTTCTTTAATATTAGAATGAAAATAGAAGCAGAAATAGTTAATGGTATCTGTCCAACGTGTGATGAATACACGCCATTGGTAGGACTAACCAAACAATTTTATAGATGTATGACCTGTGGATCTGATTTAGAACAAAAAGTTAATGGTGTTATAAGTTACATACCTCACATAACTAAAAGTACATTACAATCAAAAGTAGACGAATATTTCGATGGCAAAGAAAGCTAAGGGTTTATACGCAAAAGTTGCACACGTACCTGTATTTCACAAGACAAGTATAGGTAGAAATCCCAGTAAATGCAAAATGAACAAATCGAAACGGCGTAGTTTCAAAAAATACAAGGGACAAGGGCGTTGACATTATCCTAAAATATCCTATATTATAAATATGAAAGATAAAATAGTAACATTAAAAGTAAATGGTGCAGCTCAAGGCCAATGGTCTAGTCTGTTATTAGAGTTAAACTTAATGAAAAAAGCGTGGAAGTCCTATGGTGTTGACATAAATATGAAAGCACCTGGATTAAAAAATGTTTTAACTCATGGAACGAGAGTAAATGATGGATCTAATAATACTAAACGACGGACTGTATCAACTAATACCGGTAACAGATAAACTGTTAGAAGGTATAGAGTTGGTAACCAAAGTCGATTGTTTTGAGTTGTGTGACATACTCAGATTAAAATTAACGGGATATGTAGATAAATTAAATCTACATATTATGAAAGACGGTAGCACTTTTATAGGTTGTATGTGTAGATAACACCTACCCTATAGAGAGGGAAAAATTAGGGTAGGTAATGGTGAGAAATTAATCTGCTCTACCATAATCCTGCCACATTGTCAAATAGTCTCCTCGGGTGTGCACAGAAACCTTATGTAAATATCGTGTTTATTGACCTCTTCTCGACCGATCTCTTTCATTTTTTTTAATGACTCCTCGTATCCAAAAGTCATACAATCATATGTGGTGTCAAATTTTTCTGGCCATTCATAGGCTGGCATACAAGTCATGTGAACCTGTGAACAAATAATTAAACTTAATAATATTTTCATTGACAATCCTATAAAATCACCTATATATGGGTTATTAATATGAAAGGAAACACGCATGACAGACATGAATAAGTATAAAAATGTTTCTCTAACGAAGCAAACATATGCTACTTTAGATAAACTATCAAAGGTATTATTGCCCGATGCTAAGTTGTCAATAGCAAAGACAATAGAATCAATTGCAAATGAGAAAGTAAAAAAGTTAAATGGCAAAATTAAAAACAAGTAGAATCGTAAAAGTAATATGTGATACATGCCACGGAAATGGGTATGTCAGGGTTGCAAAAATTGATGGTGACCCATCACGAGACTTTAGAGATAGAAGCGAAGTCCACCAATGTTGGGACTGCGATTCGGAGGGAGAATTTTATGAGACGGTTGATAATGATCTTATCGATGATGGTCCTTCTAACAAACTGCACTAAGTTAGATTTTGATGGATTTGATCCGACAACTACAACAGTAAGATGGTTGATGAAACAAGATGCTAAAAAAAATTAAGTATAGAAAAGGACGAGCTCCAAGTGACCAAAAATGCTACGCGCTAAACACCTCTGGAGGTTACATATCGGGATTCGTAAAACATACCCTGAGTATTCGAGCCTTTGGTGACCCGTTAGTACGTGCACGGAAAGCGGGCATTTGATGGTACCAGAAACAGACAGAGCATACATAGCGGGTTTGTTTGATGGTGAGGGTTCTATATATTTTAGACGTGGTGTTGAAAAGAAAAAGAAACATAACGGCAAAGGTCATAGATTATCTAATAGTTTAAGATTATCTATGGAGATAACCATGACTGATGAGTCCGTATTGATATGGCTACACGAGGTCCTGGGTGTTGGTACACTAAATAAAAAACCACGTAAAGGTAAACGTAAAGATGGCACTGGATACTTGATGCAATACCGATGGCGTTGTACATTTAGAGATGCGTATTATGTTTGTTGTTTAATTTGGCCTTGGGCACACACTAAGTTACCTAAGATTACACAGGTCATGAATCATTATGATGAACATAAAATTGTAAATGGTAAAGTAATAAATTTAGATGAATATAGAAAGGTGATGAGTTTAGAATGATGTTAAAAATATATTTATGGATTATGGGTTGGTCCGGTGCAATTAACTCTTGGGCTTGGCGTAAACAAGCCGCGATTGTTAGAAAACATAATCGTAAAGAAGAAGAGGATTATCTAGAGGAGTTAAAGAAAAAATTATGACACCAGAACAGGCGTTAGGTATGTTATTCGTGGGTATTATCGCCCTATCAACCGGGGCCGGCATAGCCTTTATAATAATTAGAAAGGTATATCGAGAGATACACAAGTCGAAGAAAAGGTTTGACGACCTAGAATGATGGAAGATAAAGATTTACTAGAATACGAGAACATTGGTCGAAGGATCAAGCGCAACGACAAGTACACCTATGTCGATGCATCACGGATCGAGGACCAAGGAACACGGCTCTATGATGTAAATGGTTCTAGACTTCCGAGTGTGACTACGATATTAGGGGCCACCAAAGATCAACAATTTTTAAAAGACTGGAAGGCCAAAGTAGGTGAAACAGAAGCAGAACGAATCAAGAATCTATCTAGTAAACGGGGCACTAGTATGCACAAATTCCTCGAACACTATGTGCTCGGAACTGGCTACGATGATCTTACAGGGCTCGGACAGGAGGCGAAAGCCATGGCCGAGAAAGTTATTGAGATCGGTCTTGCACCTGTGGAGGAATACTATGGGTCGGAAGTTACGTTATACTATCCGGGTCTATACGCAGGTTCGACAGATCTTGTCTGTCTACATAACGGTGATGAAACTGTTGTTGACTTCAAACAGGCTAACCGTCCGAAAAAGAAAGAATGGATCGAGGATTATTATCTGCAGATCGCAGCATATGCCATGGCCCATGACTACGTACACAACTCCACGATACAAAAGGGAGTTATCATGGTATGCACGCCTGACCTATATTATCAGGAATTTGTCGTAAATGGGGCCGAATTAAGGCGCTATAAACATGAGTTTTTGAAAAGATTGGACATGTATTATGACCTATTACATGACGAGAAAGAGAGAACAACACCCATGAAAGCGGAAGATTTTAATGGATAATTTATTTCCAGTAAGTGTTATAGATAATTTTTTTGATAATCCCGATAAAGTTTTAAACCTAGTAAACAGATTAAAGTTTACACAGTCAAAAGGGTTTTATCCAGGTAAAAGAACAAGGAGTTTGCATTTATTAAACTATGATTTTTATCACAGTGTAATTTGTAAAGTATTATCTTTGTTTTATGATCTTAAATCTACCAATATTCGTTACGAAGATTCTTCAATGCATTTTCAAAAAATTAAACCTTTTAATAAAAAACAAATTAATCACATGCTCAATAAAGGTTTAGTTCATCAAGACGATAGTGTTTTGCTAGCCGGAGTAATCTACCTAGATAAAAAACCTAATTTAAATTCTGGAACTTCTATTTATATGAAGACTAAAGTAAGACCACGACAATACAATGATAAATTAAGTTTAAGAAAAAAAGAAATTTATAAAATAAATCAAGATAAATTAACTAAAAAAGAAATAATCAAATATCAAAAATTAATTGAAGATTGTAATCAAGATTTTACAGAGGTTATAAAAGTAAATAATGTCTATAATAGACTTATAGTGTACCCAGGGACCTCCTTTCATGCAGGTAATTATGAAGTTACTGAAGAAAGATTAAGTCTTGTATTTTTTATAAGAAAAATCAAAAGCATTACTAAACCACCAATATTGAGAAAAAATTTAATAAATGAGAGATGATCTAATGGTACAGCAGCAGATAGAGGGTGAGTGGCAGCACATGGTGGCTGTCATCTGTCTCAATCAGACGGGACGTAAGAAGGTAAAGAAGGTATTACCTGGTTTTTTTAAAAAGTATCCTAACGCATGGAAACTATTATTATCGAACACAGACACAATCGCTGAGATGTTAAAAGATCTAGGCATGAAGAATGTCAGGGCAAACAGGATATGGAGGATGTCCTGTGATTTTATCGACTGGGACGGTAAGGATGCAACAGAATTATTTGGTATTGGTAAGTATGGTAGTGATAGCTATGAGATATTTTACAAAAATAAAATACCTGATAATATACAAGACAAAGAACTAAAGAGATATATCGAAGAGGAGATGAATGATGAGAGACTATACTATGGAGCGTGAGATAGAAGGATACTACCATGATGGTAAAAAATTATGGATTATGTATAAAGATAGAGATGGAAATATAACTTACGAGGAGTGGAAAGATGAATGATAGATTGTTTAAAACACTTATAAAAAGATACGAGGCAGAGATTGAAGATGCATTATATAAATTACAATGCATCGAGGACCACAATCTAGTAATACCGGAGCATGTAGATATCACAGGGGAAGTTGATACCCTGCTGGGTAAGATAGGTAAGGCCGAAGAGAAGTTGTCTGTAATGAGGAAATATTGTGTCAAAAATGAGGCAGATAAATCTGTACTATAGTATTCTGTGACAGATTTAAAAAAAATATTTTTTTCTCTGAGAAAAAGTGTACTTTGTGTCCACTTGGTTGTTTTTCGTTGGTATACAAGGCTAAGTGGTGGACAGGGGGTGGACACTTTTAGTGTTTTTGGTGGACGTTTGGGACATTTTCTATGAAAACCCAGACTGCGCGCGATATTGATATTACAAAATTTTAAATCTGTGGTAGAAACATATATGCCTAGGAAAAGACGAAAAAGAATTGCAACTGATGGGGCTCCCGATATACCTTATCCGAGAGTCAGAGTGGAGTGGATTGACTGTGTCAGTGACTCTGGCTGGGCTACTGATAAAGAGTTTGATAAGATGAAATTAGCAAGACCGGTTAATGAAGGTTGGTTGTATTCTAAAGATAATAAGTCTGTAAAATTATTTGCGTCTTATGATAAAGATGATAATGAAATTACTTTTGGGGATCGGACGATGATTCCTCGGGCTTGGGTAAAGAAGATTCAGAAGTTGGGGTAACGTCAATTATCTGTGCGTAGTCGTTTAATATTTGTTTCATCTTTGCTTCTAACTCTTGTTCTGATAGGTCCTCTAGTTTTCCTGTTTTTATTATTTTGCGGTCTATGTATAATCCTGCTGCTTTTCCTCGGTTTGCTTCCGCATTCACTGCAGAAGAAAATGATCCTTTTTTTAAAGCAGCCTCACGAAGTCTAGCAAGTTCTGCTACATGACCTTCGTAAGTAACTTCATGTTTTCTAAGTCTCTCTTCTTTTAGTTGACCTATGTATTTCACCACGAGTGGTGACAGTCTAGGATTACATAATTCTGAGCCTTCTTGTCTAGCTCTCTTTGGGCTGTACCCAGCAGCTATAGCTGCTTCTCCTTGAGTCATAGGTCCTTCAGGTCCACCGAATACTAAAAACTCGGCGAATCTTTGTTGCATCTCAGTTAATCTTTTAGGAACACCCATGATTGACAATTTAAGGTAACATTGTTATAAAGTCAACAATGTTTGTTAGACATCTACAGGAATACTTAGATCAATTTACTAATGGTAAAAAAGGTAATGCAGTTTCTAATGCTACTATCTACATGCAAGTTGGTGGACATCTTGAAGAGATAAGAAGAATTGAAGTGCAAGAGTCAAATATAATTGGACAACAATCTGTTCGTGTAGTATTAAAACCTGCCGACAACAAAGTAATTATCGCTCCAAATAACCCGGAATAGAAAGCACTAGTTACCTTGAAACCAGAGCGAAAATTATATGCAAAAATTAAAAAATCTATACCTGAAATATCGTGGATCAGACTTGAAAATCTTAGTCTATCCGGTACTCCTGATCTATTGGGCTACAATAATTCTGGCGTCTTTTTCACAGTAGAATTAAAAGTCACGAAGGGTAACAAGGTACGCTTCAGTCCACATCAAATTGCCTTCCATGTGAAGCATCCAAAGAACTCTTTCATCTGCGTT